ACTCGACACGCTCTTCAAGAACGTTGCTAAACAGGTCGTTGCTGACCTAGGCAAGTCGTTTGATCACACGATCACGTACACCCGCAAGGCATCTCCGACGTACAACACCAGCACCGGAGCGCTGACAACGACGGACACCGCTTATTCGTTCGATGCTCCAGTTGAGTTTGTTGATTCCGAAGAAGAGGAAGGTCGCGAAGAGCGCAAAGCCAAGCTCTACATCACTCCAGATTTGATCGGAGACAACCAACCCACTTTCGAAGACACGATCACGTTGAAGTACGCCGGGTCTAACCGCGTTGCCCAGATCACAGACATCCGCACCTTCAAGGGCGCCCAGGAGTACTTCTTCACTATTCAAGTGAGGTTCTGATGGCCAGAAAGAAGAAGGGCCTTGGCCAAATCGTCACTGACCTGGAACGTCAGATAAACGACGACTACAACGCCCTAATCAAGCTCACTGTTGAGGGACTGGGCACGGAAGAGAACAGCCCTGTGGACACAGGATTTTTCGCATCAAGCTGGAAAGCATCGACTCAAAAAGTCCACGCTGAGGACAAACGCGAGGACCACGCTCCCTGGTCAAAGATCTACGAAACTCGTCAGCCAGGTGGGGAAACTACTTGGAGCAGCATCGGCAACCAATGGGTCCACACCGATAAAAAACCAGCACAAAGCCGGATCAAACCGCGTTTTGAGGTTCCTGAGTTCAATTTCAAGCGCCAGCCCACGGTTTACATCGGCAACACCGCTGAGTATGCGGGTTATGCCCTTGAGTCCCCAAAAGTGGCAAACTTTATCCAGGGTGAAATGCGTTCTTTGGTCCAGCAGACCTTTGGGGACAAACGTCCTGGACGTATTTTTGCCAGAACTGGATCCAGCAGCAGCGTGTTTGGGTCTTATACCAAGCTCTAAACCATGACTCTCGTAAACGCCCGAGCCGCCTTTGAAAAAGCAGTCACTGATGCTGTCGCGGCAGCCGATAACACGGTGCTTATGGTTTACGACAACGTTCAGTACACCACACCCGGCAAAACCAAAAAATACATTTTGATGACGGTCAACTTCAACCGCTCCACCATCCAAAACCAAGGCGCAGCCCAGGATTATTACTCCGGCGTCATCCAGTGCAACGTCTACGTGCCCAAGTCTGCTGGAACGTCAGTGTTATCGGCTCTAAGTGAAGCCGTGATTGACGGCCTGACATCCGTAAACGCTTCTAACTACACCGATACTTTTAGTGTTGCGCCGCGTGTGTCAGACATTTCTGGGCCAACTCCGTTGCAGCTAGAAGACCGCTCACACTTCATTGGTATTGTGTCTTGTCAGTTCACAGCAGTTGTGTAGTATATTGAGGCAAACGGTACTACTTTATGCGCGCCAGCGAACTCCTGCGGAATAAGTTCGGCGTCAGCCAGCTGTATAAACACGAAGTCAAAGACGGCGATGAAACGGTGCTCGAAATTTATTGGCACCCACTCACCATCGCAGAGCGTGAGTCCATTCAAAAGAAAGCAGGTTCGGATGACGCCAACGACTTTGCTCTCGGGATGCTGATTGAAAAAGCCCTTGATGAAAACGGCAAACGCCTTTTTCAAGACGGCGAAAGAGCGATATTGAAAAACGCTGTAGAAGCGGCTGTTTTGCAGGACATCCAGCTTGCGATGCTGGCATCTGGCACGGAGAACAAAGTGGAGGAAGCGAAAGCAGATCTCAAAAGCTAGTAACGACTGGTTTTTCATGTTCTTCCTAGCTAAAGAGCTAGGAATGACCCTTGCTCAGCTGTCAAAAAACCTGACGCAAGAGGAGCTAGTCGGCTGGGCTGCTTTTTACGAGATAAAGGGGGAAGAGGAAGAGCGGGTTATGGATCAATCCCGCATGTCCCGAGGGGCGCGAACTATGGCTTCGCGTTAAACTGACACAAGCCCCTCTACGTTTCGTCCGTGGCCAACTACGACGTAGATATTGAGATTGCCCTACGCGGAGCGGATAAACTTAGAAGTTTGCAGGCTGACCTCAAGTCAGTAACGAAAGAAGTCGGTAGGGTTAATGCCGCCACAATAAAATTAGGCAGAGGTTTAGAAAAAAACTTTTCTCGAACAAGTATTCAAAATGTAAACAATTATTCAAATGCGGTAAGCAGAGCGGAGCGTGCTCTGCGAAACGCTGCTGCGGGCACAGATGCCGAGAAAAGAGCGGTCAGTGCCCTGGTAACAGCCCAGAAAGAGTACAACGCACAGATAGATCGACAAAATAAACTTCTCGAAGAGGAAAGAAGAATTCAAGGTGTATCCACAACTAGAGAGAAAAGACCTACAACCTCAGTTTCCACGGGAAGCAATCGGGTAAGTATTAGGTCTCCGCTTGCTTCTCCTGTTTTTGGAGCACGTAACATTGCCGGGTCCCCAATGGCAACAACCTTTGGGTTTGAGCCGTCAGGCTCTGGAGGGGGACGCGCTAAACCGAGCCGCTTTGGTAGTGCTGTTCAAGCGGGTGCGTTCCCATTGCTGTTTGGTGGGGGACCCGCACAAGCGTTAGGCGGCGCGCTTGGGGGTTTTATGTCCCAAGATATTTTTGGGCCTGCAACAGTAGGTCTTCAAGTAGCTGGCGGATTTATTGATCAAACAGTTTCTTCTTTAGGAGCCCTAGGGCGAGCGTTAGAAACGGGTAAAAATGTTGTTAGTGCGTATGAAGGAGCTGTAGGAAGACTTAGTGAAAGTAAAAAAGAGTATCTAAACGCTTTAGAACAAAGCGGACAAAAGCAAAAACTATACAACGAAGTAACTAAACAAGCTTCACAAGATTTAGGATTTTTAGGCGATTTACTTATATTAAATGCCCAAAATGCAGCTACTTTTGATTCAGCTTTAGGTTCTTTAGCTAATGGGCTTAAAAGTCTCGCTGCTACTCCTTTTATATTTTTAGGTACAGAAACTTTTGGCGGTGTTAATCCTTTACAACAGCAAGAAGCGCTTACTCAGGCAGCTAAAGATCGTGTAAATGCTGTAAGGGAAGAAACAGAAGCAATGAGTTTGACCGTGCAGACAAAAGAAAAAGAAATTGCGTTAGAAAACAGACTTAATAAAACAAATATAGATAATTTGGCAGCAGCTCAAACAGCTGAAATTGTCGAAAATCGGCGAGTAGCTATAGCCCAAGCTCGGTCAGATGAGTTAAAAGGTTTAATAACGGAGTCTGAAAGAGACGAAAAAATAACCATAGCAACTAAAGAAGCAGAAATAAAACTCTTAGATGTCGAAAGGCAGCGGACTGCAAATGCAGAAAGGCTTCGACAGAAAAAAGAACAAATAGCCCGAGACTCTATGAGAGCAGCTGCAGAAAATGCACGATTTGAAGCGGATCAAGCCAAAGAGTCTTTACAAGCTTTTAAACTTGAAGAGAAGCTTCGAGGTCAAATAAATTTACAAATAGTAGATGAAGCTGTTAAACGAACGGCTTTAATCCACGGTCAGGAAGCAGGGCTACAGCAAGCGCTAGATATGTCAGACCAGCGTTTACACGCTGAACGCCAGCTACTGGCGCTAGAAAACGCTTCCCTAAGGGTAGCGTTGACTGGGCATAGCACAGAAGAAGAAATAAACGAAATAATTCACACACGCAATGAGCTACTTACTAGGAATCATCAAATAAAAAATGCTGAGATACAAAATGCTCTAAAGCAACTTCAGCTTGAAAAAGATATAAAAGCTATTAAAGCTGGGCAGCAGACAGCGGGACTTTCTACAAACTTAGGTAGATCAATAGAGGATGCCCAGTTTAATCTTGCAAATCCGTTTGGTACGGATGAGAATGAGATGCTCAAGCTTCGTATTGAGCAAACCCGGCGTTTAGACGATGCGCGTCGGTCTATAAATGACCAGCTGGCTATTCAAAATGAGTTAGTTAAAGATGGCGACGCAAATCAAAGAAAAGCAGCGCAAGCAGAAATACAGCATTTACAGAAACGTCTTGCTCTGTATAACCAACTTCTGCCACAGCTCGATGCGGTGGAGCAGGCAGAGTTGCGGCAGCAGCAAATTCTTGAAAAAGTCCAGCCCGTCGCAGATGCGGTTGCCGCAGGGCTCGTAAACATATTCAGGTCTATTGCGGACGGCAGTATGTCCGCCAAGGAAGCCTTCGCCAACATGTTGATGGCGGTCGCTGATGCACTAGCCCAACAAGCAACAAAGATGATCGCAACTTATATCGCGATTGGGATTGCTCGTGCGTTTGCTGGCATAGGTGGTGGCGGTAGCAGTTCAACGCCCGATCCTTTTAGTTCCAATGTGGCATCAGTCCTGCCAGATACAGGAAGCCTTGCTGACGTTGCGGCTTCGACTCCGCTCAAGCTTGCAAGCGGTGGTTACGTTTCAGGTCCAACCAATGCAATCGTTGGCGAAGGTGGTCAGCCAGAGTACGTCATTCCAGCTAGCAAGATGACAGAAGCCATGGGACGTTATGCCCGTGGCGCTCGTGGCGCTGCTGTTATTCCTGAGGGTGATGGAGCGTCAACTGAAGGCGGAATGGGCGGCGGTTCTGGTGTCGTTGATGTTCGCTACAGCGTGGAACGAATCAACAACGTTGATTATGTCACCGCTGCAGAGTTTGAGCGTGGATTAAACCAAGCCGCCAAACGCGGTGCAGAACTGGGACGCCAAGGTGTTTACAGTGACCTCGTGAACAAGCGCAGCATTCGTAGCAGGATTGGCGTATGACGATTGAAGCGATAACAACGTTCGTCAAGTTCACGCTTGGCACGCAGGATAAGGGGCACTACCAGAACAGCAATACGACGACTGCGTTGACCTACGACTCTGAGTCGTATGACTATTTGCCGTTTATCTACAACGGTGCCACCCGGTCAACTCAAGGCGACAACATCGAAAGCCTGTTGACGTTGGCTGCTAATCAGCTGAGCTTAGAGCTGGCACATGAGGCTGTAGTTCAGTTCTGGGCAGCAGAGGTCAACACTGTGCTGATGAATCCCACTACTTTCTTGCCAAGCAGAACGTTGACGACTGAAAACTGGCTTGTATCCAGCATGAATTACAACGCTGAGGGCATTCAGCTTCGACTGATTACAAGCATTGATGCGGTCAGCGCATCCGTTCCAAACAAAGTTCTGCTTGAGAAGACAGTGGGCTCGCTGCCTGTCACCGCTCGAATCAGCAACATTTGAGGGAGCCGTACCGCTTAATTGGCCTGCCCTACAGGCTTGGAGCGGTGCCTGATAAGCATGGTGCCGCTGACTGCCTTAGTTTGGCAACGGCTGTGCAGTCTTGGTACGGGATCGACATGCCCGTTCCACAAAGATCTTGGTATCGACGCTTGTTGCGTAAGGACTATTCGGTGTTTTCGGAGCAGTTAGAGCTATGGGGCGTCAAGACGGATGCCGCTAAAGTGGGCACACTCGGGTTAATCCATTGCCTTGA